CGCCCGGTGCGATCAATACAGAATTTATCGGAAGCGGCCGCGCGCCGCTTTTGATGGATCACGAGATGTCCGATCAGATCGGAGTCGTGGAGCAGATCAACCTCGGGGCTGACCGCGTGGCGCGTGCAGTCGTGCGCTTTGGGAAAAGCGCAAGGGCCGAGGAAATCTACCAAGACGTGAAAGACGGAATACGGTCGAACGTGTCTGTCGGTTACGTCATCAACGAGATGGTTTCGGATGGGAAGCAAGGTGATCGGGAGATTTACCGCGCGACCCGTTGGATGCCTCTTGAGATCAGCATTGTTTCAATTCCGGCAGATACCAGCGTTGGCGTCGGGCGTTCTTTGGAATCGCCCGCACCGGCTCCGGCTGCTGACCCTGTAATTTTTGTTAAGGAGACGAAAATGGAAGATATCAATATCGCCCGAGAGGGCGCTGCAAAGGCCGAGCGCGAGCGCGTTGCGGCGATTCTTGACCTTGCCAGCCGTCACGGCCAGCGCGAGTTTGGCGAATCCGCCATTCGTGATGGCGCGTCGATTGAGCAGTTCCGTGGTGCCCTGCTCGACAAGGTGGCCTCCAAGCCGCTGAACGTCGATATGGAAGTTGGCCTGTCGGATAAGGAAGTTCGCGCTTTCTCGTTCGTAAAGGCGATTCGCGCTCTGGCGAACCCGCAAGATCGTCGCGCGCAGGACGATGCGCGTTTCGAGTTTGAGGTGTCCGAGGCTGCTGCGAAGAAGGAAGGCCGCACCTCGCGTGGTCTGCTTGTTCCGGTCGATGTGCTGTACAAGCGCGATCTGACGACCTCGACTGCTTCCGGCACGGCGAAGGCGGGTAACACCGTCGCCACCGATCTGCTGGCTGCTTCGTTCATCGACGTGCTGCGTAACAAGATGGTGCTGAACACCCTCGGCGCGCAGTTCCTCACGGGCTTGAACGGTAACGTCGCCATCCCGCGTAAGACCGCAGCCTCTGCCGCCTACTGGGTTGCTGAGAACACTGCCCCGACTGAGAGCACCAACGCCCCGGCGTTTGATCAAGTCACGATGTCGCCGAAGACCCTCGGTGCCTACGTGGACATCAGCCGTCGCTTGATGCTGCAGTCTTCGCTCGACATCGAGAACCTCGTCCGAAATGACTTGGCCTCCTCGATTGCGGTGGCGATGGACGGTGCCGCTGTGGCTGGCTCGGGCAGCAACAAGCCGACCGGCGTGTTGAACACATCGGGCATTGGCTCGGTGACGCTCGGGACGAACGGCGGTGCGCCTACGTGGGCGATGGTGACGAGCCTTGTGCGTGAAGTCGATATCGACAACGCGCTCAACGGTGCCGCTGCGTTCTTGACGAACGGCCAGGTCAAGGCGAAGTTGGCCTCGACCGGCAAGCAGACCTCTGGCGTGGAAGGCAACTTCATCCTCGGCCCCGATGTCAACAACCTCTACGGCTACCCGATTGTCGTCTCCCAGCAGATGCCGTCGAACCTCACGAAGGGTTCGGGCAGCAACCTGTCGGCGATGATCTTCGGCGTGTGGAGCGAGTTGCTGATCGGCCAGTGGTCGGGTATCGACATCCTCGTTGACCAGTACACGGGCAGCAATGCCGGTACGGTTCGCGTGGTTGCGTTCCACGACTGCGACTTCGCGGTGCGTCACCCCGAGTCGTTCGCCGAGTGCAACGAGATCGTCACGACCTAAGAGTGATTGATCTAGCCGCATATCAAGGGCGTCACCGGGGGCAGCGTTGTGCTGTCCTCGGTGGTGGCCCCGCTTTGGTGGATGACCTCAAGGCGGTGCGGCCTTTGCTACTGCGAGAGGGCGTGTTGGTTGGAGTGAACCAACACGCTCTCTTGCTTAATTTGGATTACATCGTTTACCAAGACAAAGAACTGTGGCCGATCTTGAACGGTCACGCTCCGGTGATTTCGCACCACAAAGATGCGTGCGATATTTGGTCTGGCATCTGCCCAGACTTCGGATTCAGCGGCGGCACTGCCGTATGGATTGCCGAGTATCTTGGATTCGAGCAGATTTACATCTGCGGCTGCGACAACTACATGACGAGCCGCAGATATTGGCACAGCAAAAATGGCGATCTGCGCGTCGAGGATGGCGTGTCAAACATACAAGCGTGGGTCAAGGTTCGTGATTACATGAAAGAACCCGAGAAGGTTCGTGTGGCGTCCGGTTGTCTAACAAAGGTGTTTCAAGGTTTATGAAAGTCGAAATGATCCGGTCAAGACTTTACAACGGCCAAACTCTAGAGCGCGGTCGTGTGGTAGATGTCGATGATGGCTTTGGTCGATGGCTCATTGGACGGCAAATGGCCGTGCAATATGTTCGTCAAGACTTTTTAACCGAAGTATTCTCACCGGAAAAGAAACGTGGACGCCCGCCAAAAAGAGATTGAGAAGTACCGCGAGGTCTATAAGAAATACTCGCACTATGGCATGGCAGACGACCGGCTTTTTCCGGTGGTCTCTGTGCTGGATACGTTGTCGGGTTCACTTCTCGATGTCAGTTGCGGGCGCGGCGAACTATTAACCGCAGCGCGCAAGATGGGATTCGATGCGATGGGCACTGAAGCCGTGCCGGAATTGTGCGGCGATGGTGTACATAACGCGGTCATTACTGCACTGCCGTTTAAGGATCAGTCATTTGATGTCGTCACGTGTATTGACGTGATCGAGCACGTTCTTGAGCCGGATATAATTCCCGGCTTGAAAGAACTTGAGCGCGTGTGTCGTGGAACGATAGTGATTGCTGCGGCGGACTATCCGACTTACTGGGACGGCGTGAATCTTCACCCGTCTGCGAGACCGTATCACGAGTGGGATCGGCTCTTTAGGTCGATATTCTCTGGCGACGTATCGCGGCTAGGGCCAACCGCAACGAGCGAAATGTGGGCGGTGAGATATGGCGGTTTATAGCAGTTCAGATACCAGAGCGTTCTTTTCGGACGCTGCAACCGACCTTATCTACCGACGCGGAAAGACGCGGTTTAACGTGCGCGGTATTCTCGACTCGCCATACCAGGCTGTCGCAGTAGCCGAGCCGGAGTTCGCATCGGAGCGCATGACGCTTACGATCCCGAGCGCATCAATGCCGAAAGACTCGGCGGAGGGCGACAAGATCATCGACGGGCAGGACATTTACACGGTTCGCGAAATACAGCCGGATGGCACTGGCGTGACCGTGCTGGTACTTGAGGCCACTACAGACTTGAGCGCGCCCGCGTGACTTTCGAGAGCGACTTCGACAGGCGCTCGATGTTTACCGCAGCCGATTGGGGCGTGGCGGCCATCTACAAAAACAAGGGCGCACGGTTTAGCATCGTCGGCATATTCGACAACGCTTACCAGATCGTCGATGTGGCGGAGGCAGGATTCAGCAGCAGCGTGCCGATCTTTACGATCCCCACGGCTGCGCTACCCTGCAAGCCCGCACTCGGCGATCTGCTTTTTATTGACTGTGACAAGTACATCGTTCGCAACTTCAAGGCAGACGGCACTGGCGTAACGGTGCTGACGCTTGAGGTAACGACCGGGCTTGAGGCACCAGAGGAAAACAATCTTCTGCTGCAAGACGGCACGAATATGCTGCAAGAGAACGGCGGCTTTATCCTACTTGAGACGGGCAACCCATAATGGCGCACGCACGCAAAACGATCAGAGATAGCATCGTCACGATTCTGACGAATGCGGCAGTAGCCGACACGGTAAGTAAGTCGCGTGTCTATCCGATCCCAGCCGATACGGTTTCGATGGCGCTGGTATACACCAACACCGAAACCGTCGCGCAGACGACGCTCACGTATCCCAGAAAGTTCGACCGAGAACTAAATGTCGTCATTGAGTGCGTTGCGCGAGATGCGGACTATTTGGACGACCGGCTCGATAGACTGTGCGAAAGCGTAGAGAACGCCATCGGTGCGGACAACACGCTCGGCGCAGTGGTGAAGGACTGCGTGTTAATCGACACGCAGATATCGCTCGACTTCAGCGGGGATGCCCCGATTGGGTCGGCACGTATACAGTTTCGGGTTGTGTACCGCACGGCAGAAACCGACGCGGGCACTATTATTAGTTAGGAGGAGTTATGGCAAATCATCATGGTTCAGAAGGATTGGTGAGGGTCTCGGCTAGCACTGTCGCAGAAGTCACCTCGTTTTCTTTCACGCAGACGGCAGAGTATGCCGAAGACACCACGCTGTCTGATCTCGACAAGACGTACAACGTGACCGCGATCAAGTCGTGGAATGGCACGGTAACAGCGTTTTGGGATGAGACCGACACGAGCGGACAGGTTGCGCTGGCTCCCGGCTCCAACGTGGCGTTGGTGCTTGCCCCAGAAGGTGTCGGCTCTGGCGCTACACGCTACAGCGGCAATGCGCTCGTGACCGAAATCACGCGGAATGTCCAGCGCGGCGCGATCACTGAGATCACCTTTAACTTCATCGGCAACGGCGCACTCACGGCGGCGACGTCATAATAGCGAGGATTTATGAACTGGAAAGAGCAGGCAAAATCACAGTTTGCCGACCGGCGCACGCCGGAGACTCTGATTCCAATCGTGGTTCCAGAATGGAATACCACGATTTACTACTGGCCTGATATGACCTTAGCCGAGCGGCGGGAAATCTTCCTGCTCGCAAAGCAGCAAGGCGATGCCACGGTGCTTGATCTTGAGGCAATGGCGACAACGCTTATTGTCCGAGCGCGAGATGTCGAGGGTCGGCGGGTGTTCAGCAAGGCCGAGCGAATCGAACTGCTGAACAACTACGACCCAGAGGTGATCGCCAAGATCGTTTCTGCGATGAACGACACGCCGCAAAGCGTGGAGGATGCCGAAAAAAAATGATGGAGGACGGACAACTTAGGGCGGTCTATGCCCTTTCCCTCCGGTTGTCCGTCCTTCCAGAACAGATTTTCAGCATGACAGAGGCCGACTTTTATCACCTTCTAGCCGCTTGCAAGATGGAAGCGGACGACCAGGAGCGATCATGGCGCAAGCACAAGTAACAATCACCGCAGTTGATCGCACGCAAGCCGCGATCAACTCGGCGATGCGAAGCATGAAGACGCTTGAGCGTACCGCGAAGGTGACGGCGAAGGCGGTCAATCTTGCGTTTGGGCTCTTGACTGGTTCGATCCTCGTTAGTGCATTCGGCAAGATTACCGAGGCTGCGAAGAAAACAGAGGAAGGGCAGCGCGCTCTTGATAATTTTAGCAAGGCGCTAAAAGACCCGGCTCTGGTGGCGGCTGCGAATTCATTTACCACCACACTAATAAATGGATTCACAGAAGTCGTAAAGTTTGCGGCAGATGCGGCGCGCGCGGTCACTAAAGTTGGTCGTGACTTGGGCGTGATCGCGCAGCCGGTAGACCCGTCGCAACTTGGAAAGGGTGAAGGCGGCAGACGTGGCCGCGCGCCTAGACCATCCGAACTGAACCGGATGGAGAATCAATTCAAGTTTAATCAGCAGATGCGCGAACTCGACCGCAAGCGTGCAGAGGAAGCAGAGAAAGCAAGTCAAAAAATGTTTGAGGCTGAAGCCGCGAATATGCGCTACCTCAACGAATTTTATGAAAAGTTAAAAGAAGCGCCAGATTTAATAGAAACAAATTTTGCCGCAACCGATGTTACGATTGCCAAGAGTGTGCAAAACATTCTTGATGAGATGAACGCAGCGGATCAGATCATGACGCAGTTTGCCCAGTCTGCCGCGCAGAATATCCAGTCTGCCTTTGCCGAGTTTCTTTTCGATCCGTTCAAGGGTGGCCTAAAGGGGATGCTGTCTAGTTTCCTAGACGTAACCCGGCGAATGCTGGCCGAACTTGCAGCGCAGCAAATCCTCGGCGCTATCTTCGGAAGTTTCGCAGGCGGCACGGGCTTCATGGCGTCATTTGCCAAAGCCATCACAGGCCGCGCGTCTGGTGGCCCGGTGTCTAAAAACACCCCGTATATCGTCGGCGAGCGTGGCCCAGAGTTGTTTGTGCCAGGCTCATCTGGTGGCATTGTGCCGAATGGCGCAATGATGGGCGGTATGACTGTCGCGCCGGTGTACAATATCGACGCACGAGGCGCGACGGCCGATCTGCAATCGGCGCTGCCGGGCATCCTGCAAGAGAACAACCGCCGCATCTTCGAGGAACTTGACCGGCGATATGGGGTGGGACGATGACTGACTATGTATTGCCTCCCGATCTGGTCGCCTCGGATGTCGAGTGGTCGCTGATCGACAACACGGCGGTTTTTTCCTCGGCCCTCTCCGGCTCCACGCGGACGTACTCACGGCCCGGTAATCGCTGGTCGTGTCGGCTGATCTTCCGCGCGCCCTCTGCCGCCAAGCGTCGGCGGCTGCTGTCCCTCATTGCCGCGCTGCGCGGTCGGGCCAACCGGCTGCACCTCTCCGACCCGGCTGGCGCGTTTGCTGGCTCATTTAGCAATGCCGAACTGCTGACCAACAATGCCGCCGTGACAAACACGACCGGGTGGGCCTCGAGCGATGCCGAGTTGGCGCTGTCGGCGGACTCACACTTCGGGCTGCGGCTTACCCGCACGGGCGTGACTGGTGACCGCTACGCCTACCAATCCGCCCTCACTACCGTAACCTCCGCCACGTATGCCGTGCGCTTCGTGCTCGGCGCTGGCAAGGGCAACGTGCGCGCGGCGGCTATGGCTGGCACGTCGCAGGGCGCGTCCGGGCTGCTCTCTGGCACTACCCGCACCGAGGCTGGTAAGTACGTTGAAACCTTTACAGCGTCCGGCACGTCGTCCCACGTTTCGTTTTACGACTACATCTCGGGACGCGCGGCCAATGACTTCCAGTTTCTGACCTATGGGTCGGTCGCCCGGTGCGGGCTAGTCAACGGCGCTAGTCAAGTCGGCGGAGGGCTGAACATCGACGGCCTGCCGACTTCCACCAACGGCCTAGCACTGGCGGGCGATTGGGTCGAGATCAATGGCGAACTAAAGCGGCTGACGGCTGACCTTAACTCTAACGGCTCGGGACAGGGCTACCTCATGTTTGAGCCGACGCTGCGAACCTCCCCGGCTGACAATGCTCCGGTGGTTTTCCGTAACCCCATGGGGCGGTTTATGCTTGCAGATGAGCGGGTGTCGTGGGCGACCCGCCCTGGCATCATCAGCGATGTTGAGATGTCACTGATTGAGGACATTGCGTGAGCAGAATCGTAAGCGGTGACAATGCCGCAGAGGCCGAAAAAGCATCGGTCTGCATGGTGGTACTTGCCGAACTGGACTTCGGCTCTGGCATTGTCCGCGTCCACGATGGCGTCGGGGAGATCACCTTTGCCGGGCTGCTCCGCATGGAAGACGGCGACAATCTGCAAACCGAAGTACCCGAGAACATCTCACTTGAGGCCGCAGCCGAAACCTTCTACGGGATCGGGCAGTTTGGCGGGATCGACATTGTTGACGAAAGCATTGAGGTTATCGCGCGCGCTATAACCCTAACGCTTTCAGGTGTTGATGCCTCGCTTGTGTCCACCACGATGACCGAGAACTACCAGAATCGCGCGGTCGTCATTTACTTGGGATTCTTGAACGAGACAGACAGGACATTCGTAGACACTCCGGAAGTCGTCTGGGAAGGGCGCATGAATCAAATGTCGCTCAACATTGCCAAGAACGTTGCAGAGATCAAATTGACGTGTGAGTACCGCCTGCGGCGTGAGCCGCGCATCGGGCGGTACACGGACGAAGATCAACAGGTGATCTTCCCCGGTGATCAGTTCTTCGACCTCACCTATGCGATTCCCGGCTTTGTGTCTCAGTGGGGCAATCGTGACGCGGCCTATGGCGGCG